GATTTAGGTTGTTGTTTTATTGGAACACCTTTTTCATTATGAATTATTTCTGTTTTTGCGAACCAATGTGCTAAGAAATCGAACATATTTAATTTGATTATTATTATATGAATTAATATTTTATTATAATGTTATATATTTTCGCTTTAATATTTTAATTTTGGTTAATTTAATCGCCTAAACGTAATTGGCGAGTACGATTGAGCAATGCTTCTAAACGAATAGACTGAAGAGACTGCAACATAGTCATAGTTAATGAAGGAATCGGAGTAGTAGCTTGCGTATATGAAATGAACTCTAAACGTAAATCAGTAAAATCAAGAACAACAGGAGTGACTTGTGAGTTTGAAGTTATATGACCATTGAAATAAATTTTGATGAAAGCGACAGGTAAGCCTGTTTGACGTGAAAAGAGTTGACAAAGAACAGCTTCATTATTACTAATAACGAAGCGGCGTGAAAGAAACTGCTCTGCAAGAAAAGTTGTAGTAAGTGTAAATGGAGTAAGAACAAGGCCCGAACCATAAGAGAAAGTGACGAGTGATTCACCTGCAGGAGGAGTAATATTAGGTGTACTACCATAAGTAGCAGTACAAGCAGCAGAACTATTAGGATTAAGATAATAGTTAGTGGAGACAACTGCACCGGCAACAACGGCAGCAGTTGTAAAGTTTACTGGAGATGTAGCAACCAAAACTCCAGATTGAAGAATACGAGTGAAATTAGCACCGGTATTAGTGACTGCTAGTTGATAAGGCCTTAAAACATTGTCGCCATTACTAGGAATAAGACTTGTTGCAGTGCTAGAAAACCAAGGATAGCCTCTACCTAAAAGTGGAGTTGTATTAAGTGTAGTGTAAGGAGGATCAGAAAAGACAGTTCCCGCAAGATTGACCATACCAATACGTGCATTAGAACCAGTGTTAGCTGCTTCAATACGCATTTGTGAAACAGGGAAATCAAAGATAGCATGTGAATGCAAATTTGGAGTAGAGAAAAGATCTGACCATTTCTCAACATCAGTGATAGGAGCAGCTTGAATATTAGGAGGAATAACTTGGATGAATCTAAAATCAGGAGCTAACTTGTTAAAGATTTCAACGTCAATTTGATTAGTACCTGTAGAAGAGGTATTCAACTGAAGGATGACAAAGATGACAAAGTAGCCACCGATGTTATTAGGATCTGAGAAGTCATTACTCATGTAATGATACATTATAGGACGTTGATCAGGAATATGTTTTGAAATAGCTTCAAGAGTCTTAGGGTCAATAACACTATATTCGAAAGCAGTAAATTGAGCAACAGTTTTAAGAGTAGTAGGATCAATGTTAGGAGGGATACGAGCAATACCGAGCGCACCAGCATGAAAGCCAGTACCTGCAACCTTAGCCTGATATTCCAAGCCTCCATTCCAAGCATTGAAGATACCTGAAAGGTAGGAAATGATGTTATTAGCTCTAAGAGGAGTAATAGGAATGTTTACTAGTAAAGTACCAGGAAGTTGGCTTGTTGACCAGGTAAAACGTTGTAAAGAAATATGCTGTTTCTTGAGGTACCCCATGATGTCATCTGTAGAGACATTGGCATGACGAGGTCCCTCAATAGTTGGAGCTGGACGTCCGGCAATAGCAGGAACATCAAGACCCGTAGCATCTGTACTCGAAAACGTTGAACCTGTAGCTACTTCACCAATTACTTCTGGCATGGGTGGGTTATTTCCGCCGTTCTCCATTTTGATGTATTAAATCTTAATTCTGGTTCAATTATTAAATCTGTATTATATATTAAATTTTCTTTCAAAATTGGACAATCTATATTAAAATTCGTATTAAGATAGTTTATATTATCGGTTAAGTTTAAACTTAAATTTGATTCGCTTTGTAAATTTTCTTTTGGCAATTTCGAAATTGCGAACTGTGTTAATAGTTCGCCGTACCTATTTGTTACTGCATCTCCTACTGTGAAACCAAAATATTTATGACCATAATCTACAATATATTTACTATTTAAATTAAAGTTATCAAAAGTATATTCTTTAAAAACTGTACTAATAATACGATACATTAATTTATCAGGTTTAAAGCGACGATTATCAGGATAATAAACATATTTACATTTAGTAGGATTATTATAATAAAATTCTGCTTTTTCTATTTGTTGATGTGATTTGGCTCTTATATATTCATAACAATGCATAATACTAACGAATGATCTGTCTCCAAAAATAAAATTTCTTTGATAAAGAGGATGTAAATTATGTTTGATATCAATATTAATTATTTCTTTAGTTTCAAGTTGCGGAAAATTAGAACAAAAGTAAGTTTCATAAAAAGCTTTCTCAAAAGTGGGTAATTTAGGTAAAACCATTTGATAAGTTTTAGCACACTGCAATAAATGTTGACGTGTTCGTTCAAATACTACTTTCCCTTTAAGTGCAGCTTCAGATAAACAAGTCAAAGCTGAAAGTCCTATAGTTGATGGGTCATAATGTACTGATTCTCCTCTATAATATTTATGACGTTTTGAAGCCTTACACCAATTCAACATTTTAAGAAAACAGTTATCTTCTAAAGCTCCTACTAAAAATTTTTGCTTAACTCCATTAATATTAACAGTTACATATTCAAAACTTCTTTTTAAAAATGTTAAATTATCTAAAGGTTCTATTTTTAATTCTGTTTCCTTATCTGCTGATGTAATTGTAAATCCTATTTCATTTAAAACTAATTGAATATTTTGAGGGTTATACCAAGAAAGAACATCTGGGTGTATTGTTTTAATAAGATCATCTCCGAAAGTAGCATCTGTTGTGTATTCATCATATTTATAAAATTTCTCTTGGCAATATTGTGCTGATAAAACCTTCCAAGCATAACGCATATTTAAATTCCCGGCAATATTATTCTTACCTCCAGTATCTTCTCCTCCAGACATCAAACCTCCCGGACATTCAATTATTAAATCATCTACTAAGACTAAAGGACGATTTTCTTGTTCATGAAGTTTCCTACGCATGTCGTCATCTGCTTGACACCAATTTGGATCTGTTTCCTGATAAATTCGATTGTATATTTTATGATATCTTTTCAAAAATTCTTCTGGATGAGAAGAATCAAAACCTGTATAATCACAATTCATTCCTAAATTACCAGTTCTTAATAAATATTTATGTAATTTTGAGTATTCTATAGAAGAAGCATTAATTCCTATCTTAAAAGGTATTGATGAATTAACTAAAGTTAGTAACGCCTGTGCTGCACCATAATATTTCTTCATTGCCATGAAGTGATATAATGGTCCCATCTCAAAAATTCTTGTTCCACAATCTCTAATTTTCTTTAATTTTAATACTTCATCCTTTTTCTGTGCAACGTAAATAACAGCTGTTCGCCCTTCATTATTTTCTAAATAGTTCAAATATGAATTTAAATCTGATTGTATCTGTTCACCGTATTTATTCTTTGCAAATTCATACTTACAAGTATCTAAATTAAAATAAAATGCATCTGCTTTATGTGTCATACCTCCACATTCATAAGAATGAGGATATCCGACTCCACTACTCATATTTAAACTGGGTGATGTACTATAATAACTACAACCATTAATAATTTCATCTATTGTTAAAATTTTACTTTGCATTCCAACTCTACGAATTCCTTCTAATAAAACTTCTGATAATTCTTCAACACATTCATCTAAATATTGCAAATTAATTAATTTTTGTTCTTTAGCAAACTTATTTAAACCTTTATAAATAATATTATAACATGGAACTTCTAAACGAGGATCTGTTTCTGACAAAATTGAAGGCTCGAAAACTGTTTCATCATCAGTAGAAAAAGGAGAAGGATATATTTGTGTTAAATGACTAGAAAAAGCTTTATTACTTACAAAACTTCCATCTTTATAATTTCCAGCTCTACCAACACACCTAAGTGGTGTTTCTAATCCTAAAGGTAATTCTAATTCTTCAATTGTTGCCTGTTGGAAAGGTAAAACAACAATACTCTCTTCCTTAATTTCTTCTGTCATAGTTACTTCTTCTTCTTCAAAATATAAATCTGATCTAAAAACTACTGATGTTAAACCATGTATATCGTCTGCCGCAACGTGTAAACCTAAAATCTTTTCTGGATATGCTGAATTACAAATTAACATGGGACTTCCACAAAAACCTGCTTGTGTCTGAATTGGATGGTTCCCTTCTAGAGATTGAACATTATACAACAAACCATCTTTAAGCTTACTATTTCTTATTTCTAAAACACGTTGTTCTTTTAAAGTAATTGGTTTCTCATAAATATTTCCTGTTGGTGACCTACAATATAAAGTTGCTTTAAAACCATCTAATGAATTATTAACTCGCTCTTTTTGGAAGTATTTTCTAATATCTTTGAAATTAACTGATTTACCTATAACTTTAATTATTGCTAGATCTCGAACTACATCCACTGCTATTACTTTAGTACTATATAAAACATTATCAATTTTTACTTTTGCTTCTCCTGATAGATGACCAACCGTTAAAATGTAACTTTTATAAAAACCTTGCCCATAACAAACTTGAATATTATTAATATATAAAGGGTAATTTTGATTCATTACAATATCGGCCAACTGCGCAGATTGTATGTCTAAACAAGCTTCATTTTCCATATCTCTTTTCTTAACAGGATTTTTAAAAACGAAATTTGAATTTTTCTTAGTATTACTTTTAGGTTGTTTATTATTTTTATTAAGATAAGCATCAGCTGATGTTTCATTACGTAATTTAAATTCAAAATTTGTATTTTTCTTCGTATTAGTTCTAGGTTGTTTATTCTGTTTATTTAAATATGCATCTGCTGATGTTTCTTCTACGGGGTTAAAATTGCTATTTCTATTAAAATTTACATTGTTTGTTTTTGAAAATTGTGCATTATTTTGATAACTAACTGGTTTTTGTGTAAATGATTGATCATAAACATCATATGTTTCTTCACCTAAATTATTTTTATTTTTGGTACACAACTGTTTTATAGCTAATGCTGCGAATCCTGTTTTTAAGAAATTTAGAAAATGATCACAATATTTGACTAAATCGCGAGAAGGAGGTGTTAAATTAGTATAATCTATAGTAACTAAGTCTACATTTCGTTGTATATGACGATACCATGTCGCTACTCTACCTTCGACCTTCCATAAAAATTCTCCTTGGAAAAAGCATAAAACTTCATTTTGTTCATTAATTTTATATTCAAAACTATCATCACAAATACAAAATACAATTTTACCATCATCATCTGTTGTTAAAAAGAAGGCTTCGTCTTTTAATTTTATAACACAATCAAACTCTAAAGGACTATCTATACGTAAAGAATTAAGCTGATTCAATCCATCTTCCAAATCTTTGCATAAAGTATAATTATTAAAAACATCTTTAACTATTTGAGCAAAAGCTTTTGTGATAGTTCCATAAGGCAAAGTAGTTCTAATTATTTTTGTAATTTTCATTAATTCAAATATGGATTTTTGCGAAATTTCATCAACGTCTCTCCAGTACATATCAAACTCTACTAAATTTTTGGCTAGATCCCTATTAATCTTTATACGAGGAGTACTATTATATGATATAACATTTTTAATATCTTTCTTTAAATTATCTTCAATTAATTTAGAAGCTCCAGTTACCTTAATATTAATTCCATTAACTTTAAATGCTACCATACGTGAATATAATGATTTATTATTTTCATCCTCAACCTCTTCTTTTGTATAATAAATAGGATTAGTAAGATATCCTTTAAACCAACCTGACTTCTTTATTGCAAACTCTACATCTATTTTAATACATCTTCGCATTATCGCATCTTCTTGTTCTAAAGTTAAAGTATCCAACCAAGCTTCAAAATCAGTTATGTTAGCAGTTAAAATAACATTTTTATCACCTACATCATAGGACCTTAAAATATATTTTCTAATATTCTCACTGGTGTTTTGGATAGTAAATTCATCGTACTTAAAATCTCCGTCTTCGCGTATTGGGTTAAACTTACGAGCTAGTGTAGTCTTACCAGTGCCTGGGGCTCCTATTAATAAAATGACTTTCTTTGACTCTGCTTCGTTCTGTGATATTGCCGGGAAAAGTGTCTGCTCTTCCATCAATTGTCGTTCTTTTTCTGCGTCAAAAATTCTCTTACATTTTGCTAAATAGGCAGTATTATTTGCAACCTCATGTTCATACAATCTATCGATTATTACATGAAACCGTTGTGTTGGTACTTCTACTCCGTTATTTCCTATTCTAATTGATCTACCATCTATAGTAAAATATTCAGTATTAAATTGAGGAGCACCATCATTCTGTTTTACTCTAGGTCTACTAACTAAATATAAATTATTAATTGCTTCTTCTGCACTTCCGGGTGTTGGCTTGTCAGGTGTTGATCTAAATTCTGTAAAAGCTTCAAAAAGGAAATCTCTTCTTCTATCTAATTTACTCGCGTCATCAATCATTGCTGATCGACGGATATATAACGTATTTGAATCTATAAACATAAAACGTGATTTAAACTGACGGCCTTTTTGATCATTATCTGACATATTTAATTGAGTAGGACTAGGATCATAAATATTAATTAATTCAATATGTTCTTCATTTGTTTTCTTTTGATTAAAATCTCTCCAATGCAAAATATCTTGATACACATAATTTGACCAATAATCTTCTGTTCCTTTTACATATTTAGTTAATGCTCTACCGTATTTTAATGACAAAGGCTCTACACACCATTCCATAAAAGTTGTTTTTCCTATTCCTGATAATTCACTTCCTATATATATAGTTGTGGGTTGTTGTTTACCACATTTAGAGTTAAATAGACTAGTGTAATCATTTCTAATCGTCATCATTCTCTCCTTCAATTTATCTAAAACTAACCTAAAAGATGCAAGATTTTGATCTGACTTAATCATATCAAAAAGTAATTTTTCCAAATCTTTAAAACGTTTTTGAAAATTATCAAAATAAAATGGATCATTAATAATGCTAAAATTTAATTCTTTTTGTTCATCTAATTCATCTATATCTTTTTTAAGTTTTTCTAAACGTGCGACTAATTCTGTTCTTAAACTTGTTTTCTCATCTAAATATGTAAAACCTAAAAATTTTCCTAATGAGGATGCAATAAAAGCCCACGTGTCCTTAAGGGATGATAATAAAATTTTCCAATCTCTACATTCCATGGCCATTGTGTGAACCATTGCTGACATTCCTGATGTTAAATTCATACTATTAATTTTAGATCCACATCCTATTAAAGCTATTGATGCTACTGTTGATACAAGCAATGCTACTACTGGGCCACCTGCTTTAATTACGTCTTCCTTAATTCCGAATTGACGTGCAAACTCTAATGCTTTAGCTAAAAATCCTTCTTCATCAATTTTAAAAGTCTCTTCTTGCATTTCAGGAAATTGATCTACATTTTGATTATCTGTACCGGGCAAATTTGAGATTCGGTCCATGCCTGGGATTTGTGATATTAATTCTGGTACATCGCGTATACTCTTAAGTAAAGAGCATATGCAATCAATACAGGTAATCAATTTGTTTGTATCAAGATTCCAATATAAATTATGTGTTTCTAATAATCTTAAAACTTCTGCTAAAGCATCATAAACTGTATCTGATGTATAAATCTTATATAAACTAGTTATAGTATTTATTGGTTTTAATTTTTCCATTACTTCCTGATATGAAAATATGTTTGGGATTGATGTTACAAAATTTTTTGCATCTTCTATTTTAGTTTGTTCTACCATATTCTTAAATTTAAAGTTATTTGTTTCAATATATTGGTTATAAGTCTCTAAAGTAACTCTGGCTCCATCTTGTTCTCGCATATAATTATAGTACTTAATACGGTATTCATTATATTCGTCCTTAGTTGCTAACCTATTTTTGGGTAATCTTGGTATAGGCTTAATTTCTTCAGGTTTTCTGTCTTTTCTAAATAAACATTCTGTCTTTTTAAATTGTTCTTCATCTTCTGAATCAGATACTTCTTGTCGTCTCCGTCTATTTTGCCTTCTTCCTTGTTCTCTCATGTTATTATATTTTGTAGTTGAAGGCATGTGCTGATTTCGTCTTACATATCTCTCATAAGGTTCAATCTGTACAGTACAGTCTAAACCAGCGCATTCTGAGACTTGTTTACAATAATTATCATATTCTTTTCTAGAAACTAATCTATTTTTAGGTAAACTAGGATATATTAATTCTTTGTCTACACCTTCTTCTTGCTTTACTCTATTCATTTGTTCTTCCATATCACTAAATTTCAATATTTCTGTAGATTTAATAATATCTACATATTCATAATGTCTAGCTACTAAGAATTTACTGGAACAATTATAACAATTAAAGTCTTCATGATATTTAAAAGGAATATAATCTACTAATTGTCCATTATACAACATAACATATTCATTTTTATAATCACTCAACTCATAAGTACATCCACAATAAGGACAGTAACGCAACAAGAAATCTATAGGAGTCAAATATTGGTTAATAATAGAATCTCTAAAAATGCCTAAAGGGTGATTTCTAGGAACTTTATTCAATAAGTCTGCATATTTATTTCCTAAATTTAAAGTTAATTGGTATTTATTTTCAAATGAATAAAAGATATCGCTAAGGT